CCCTAGTAGGGTGAGAACCACTCAGACCGGACCGAAGTCCGCGCGTAGGAAGTCTGAACGTGCTCTCTCACATACTGGGCTCCATGGTAGCAAAGTTGCTCCAACCGGAAGGGCAAGGAAGCCAACCGGTTTAACTGATCCTATCGTCGAAAGCGTGAATGTGCTTGTGGATATAGTGCGTCTATTCGGATTCAAAGGAGAGGCTCGGGCATCAAGAACCGTCGTACACTGGAAGGAATTGGCTGAGGGTGTTGGGTGGATCAAGGTCGCAAAATACAAATTAGCAGCCTATTTCGCCTTTCACACACAACAGCCACTACCAGAATGTCCCTTCGACGGTAAAGATAACCCGAGACACTTACTCGGCGGGAACTGCGGTCGCTTCATGGACCTCTACCTAAACGGATCAACACGAGACGGTCGAATGGAATTTCTTCAAAGCCTGAAACAGGCTAAGAAGGGGTTTCCTCGACCAGGAATGGAAGATCTACGGAAGGCAAAGGAGAAGTTCGTGACCACAATAACCACGGAACCGGAGACTCAAGGAGTCGAACTGCTGGATGAGACATCCAAAAGGCTGAAGGTCCCGGGCGCACCCACAACGCTCTCGAAAGAGACGGTAGTGGAGCAGCTCCAGAGGACGGTCCGTGAGCTCTTCTCGAACGAAAAGTTCGACACGGCCGATCGCCTTAAACAGTTCTTCCCCTCCACCAGGGCAAACTTCGTAGTCAATCGCGAGAACGGGGGAACCCTAGGGTACCTCGTGGACGCGGTCGATAATGAAGTCCTCTTTGGGCTGAGGAAGCCCGGTGGACTAGTCCACTATCACGCAGAAGAGTTCAATGAGGGTAAGGAGGAGAGAATTGTCAGTGAGGATGTAGAAGCCCAAACTTGGGACGTCGCAAAAATAACACAGACGTACAAGACACTCTGGCTAAGAATGCTCGGCAGAGCCGCACAGGAGACGCGAAACATCGCGTCACCGGTGGCCCTGCCGGAAGCCTTAAAAGTCAGGATGATCACCAAGTCACACCCTCACGCGCAGTTTGTATTGCGCGCGGTGTGGAAGAAGATGCACACAGTGCTCAAAATTCACCCCTGTTTCCAATTGCTAGGCCAACCCGTAACGGAGAAATTCGTATTAGATCGGTTAGGTAGGAAACTACAGGAGGGGGAGAGTTACCTGTCGGCAGACTACGAGGCGGCAACAGACAACCTACGGAGCTGGGTGTCGGAAGCCATCGCGAATGAAATCGCGGACTGCCTTCACCTTTATCCGGTGGAGCGTCGACTGCTCGTAGGCCAATTGACAGGGTACCTCTTTGAGACACGTGACGGACTCAAACCACAGATGCGCGGACAACTGATGGGCAGTATAGTGAGCTTCCCAGTACTGTGCATCGCCAATGCGGCCATCTCCAGGTGGGCGTACGAGCTTGGTTCCCTCAAAAGGGTGACCTTGCTTCGTGACTGCCCACTCATGATAAATGGCGATGACATGCTGATGCGGTGCACAGACGGGGGACGCTCCTCGTGGACGAAGATTGCTAAGTTCTGTGGTCTGAAGGAATCCATAGGGAAGACCTGGTACGCTCGAGACTTCGTGGAAATAAATTCCACGATGTTTCTGGTCGAGCCAGACAAGGCCCACACGATTCAGGACATCAACAGACTCGGGAAGCCAATCCTCAGAGAGTGCCCCTTCGTACAAGTCCCATATGTCAACTTCGGATTGCTGCGCGGTTTGAAGAGATCCGCGGCTGTTGGTCTCAGCGACCTGACAGATCCGAAGGAGACACTTGGGGCTCGTTACAGAGACCTGCTCACACACTGCCCACCTCACCTCAAGTCGAAAGTGCACAAAATGTTCGTCAAACACCACACCCACATCCTCAGTCAGGTCCGCGTACCATGGCACATCCCAGAATGGTTGGGAGGACTCGGAATGATCGGCTATCGCGACCCAAGCGACCTGGACCTCCGTATTGCACGGAGAATCCTGATCAACTGGAAAAAGCAACGGCCGTCCAATCCGGGACCAGCAAACCAGGTCTGGAGAATCTGGGACATCGCCCAAAAGCGGGTCCCAGTGCCGGTATACACGAACAGGAAAGAGGGACGGGGGGTAAGTCTGTACGCGAAGACGGTCAGCAGAGAATGCCTCAACCTTCTCTTCGACTCTGACGTCCGACTGTCGGAACTCCTCGTACGAGGAGGCCGTTCGGACCACGGGGCCTTGAGAAAGAATGAGAGGCTGTGGAGAGTCACGAATGACCTCCCGCCGCCTCTCAAGAAAGAGGAACTCACATACCGACAAACCTACGCGACATACGGCGGCGAACATGGATTCGACACAACCCTCAGAGAACTCGAGATTAAACTCGACGACGAAGGATCAGGAACAATGGACCAGCTGTTGAAAAGACAGAGAGCGACGCAAAGCAGTCTACTCAAAGTCACAGCCGGTGGTGCTATCTCACTTTAACAGTATCGTAC